ATGCTGATACTGTACACACAGAAATCAGACACTTCTTAGGCATTTTGAGTCAAAATAACACTCTTTGATGCTAAATTAACATATACTATATAAGTAAACATACAGCAATACGTCCAATACAATCTTATTGGGTGTAATAATGAATATAATTTAATTTATAGGAGCACATAATGTCAGAACGCAGTAAACTAGAACAAGTTTTAGAATTCTTACTAGCCGAAGATAACGAACGTGCCGAAGAGTTGCTTCACGAATACGTTGTTGAAACTGCTCGAAAGGAATACGAACGTATCTTAGATGATGCGGAGGAAACTCCAGTTGCAGAGTCAACAGAAGAAGAAAAAGATGAAGAAACTGTAGAAGAAGCAGATGAATCAGAAGAAGAAGCAGTTGAAGAGGCTGAAGAATCTGAAGAAGAGGCTGTTGAAGAAGAAATTGATATAGCAGACCCAGAAAACGATTTTGTATCAGACGTCCAAGAAGTCGACGACGAAATTGAATCTGATGAAGTTGGTATGGAAGACGAAGGCGAAGAGGAAGAAAAAGGAGACGAAGAGTTAGAAGACAAAGTCGACGAACTTGAAGACGAATTAGAAGACCTAAGAGCAGAGTTTGAAAAACTAATGGGCGACAGCGATGAAGAGCCAGGTGATGATGCTGAAGAAGTTGAAGACGAAGTTATGGATATGATGTCCGATGACGAGCCTCAAGAAGAAGCAGTAGAATATGACCTAGACGAATCAGATGTTGAAGAAGATGAAGTTGTTGAAGAAGCAACTAAACTTCAAGATAAAGTTGCAGAACCTAAAGGTGGTGAAGCAGATAACAATGATTCTGGAAATGCTAAAAAAGGACCAACTAAAGTAGTTAGCCCACATGGACAAGGAGAGCCTGTTAAAGCCAAAGATGGTGGAGACGGTAATTCAGGTGATAACTCACCAAAAGACAGTGGCGCAAGTGATAACTTAAACGTTGAACCTAAAAAGGCTTAATACAGTAAGGAATTAAACGGTGCGTAAATTATACGAATACATGAGTCCGGAACAAAGTGGTATATCCATTATGGAAGCCAACGATGGTAAAGACTTATTCATGCAAGGACTATTCATCCAAGGTGATGTTAAAAATCAAAATGGACGAGTATATCCAAAAGATGAAATTCAAAACGCCGTTGAAAACGTTACAAAGAGACTTTCAGCAGGTGAAACTGTGATGGGCGAATTAGACCATCCAGAAGAACTGCAAATTAACTTAGACCGTGTGAGCCATATCATTACAGAAATGCAATGTGATGGTTCGAACGGACTGGGAAAATTAAAAGTTATAGATACACCAATGGGGAACATTGCTAGGGCTTTATTAAAAGCAGGAGCAAAGTTAGGTGTAAGCAGTAGAGGAAGTGGAAACGTAAATGAATCAGGTCGTGTGTCTGATTTTGATATCGTTACCGTTGATATTGTTGCACAACCAAGTGCCCCAGACGCCTATCCAAAGACCATTTATGAGTCTTTGTTCAATATGCGTGGCGGTAGCATGATATATGATATCGCAAAAGACTATACACACGGTAAACAAACGAATGCACAAATGCATTTAGATAAAAATATCATTAATTTTATTAATGAATTAAAATTGAGGTAGGAGACTACTATGGCAGAAAAATTTGAAGACTTAATCGAATCGAGCGAACTTAACGAAGAAATTCGTGCAAGTATTGTGGAAGCCTGGGAAAGTCGTCTAACCGAAGCCCGTGAGGAACTTACAGCAGAATTAAGAGAAGAGTTTGCTCAAAGATATGAGCATGACAAAGGTCTTATTGTTGAAGCAGTTGATGGCTTTATCAAAGAAAGAGTTGAAGCAGAAATGATTGAACTCGCTGAAGATAAGCAGAAAGTTGCTGAAGAAAGAGTTACTTACAAAAAGGCTGTTAGCGAACACTCTAAGAAATTAGAAAAGTTTGTTGCAGAACAATTAGCAAAAGAAGTTAAAGAGTTAAGAGACGAAAGAAATTCAGTTTCTGACCACGTTTCAAAACTTGATGACTTTGTTGTTGAACAATTAAGTGGAGAACTTAAAGAATTCCACGAAGACAAACAAGCACTAGTAGAGCAAAAAGTAAAAATGGTTACTCAAGGTAAAAAACAACTTGCAGAAGCCAAAAAAGACTTTATCAAACGTGCCGCTGACAAGGTCGAACAAACTGTAAACAATATCGTAACAGAGAATGTTAAACAGTTTAGAGATGACATCACAGCCGCAAGAGAAAACGATTTCGGTCGCAGAATCTTTGAATCGTTTGCAAATGAATACCGTTCAAGTTACTTGAATGAATCTTCAGATGTAAAAGATTTAGAAAAACAAATCGCTGACGTTAAAGAGAAGTTAGAAGAAGCAAACAAAGAAGTTGAAGCGAAAGCAGAAGCAACTAAGTTAGTTGAATCAAAACTTAATGTAGCAAATGACAAATATGCTCGTAAAGAGACTATGGACTCATTGCTTAAACCTTTAGCAGGAGGCAAAAAAGAAATAATGGTTGATTTATTAGAAAGTGTAAAAACAGAAAACCTAGAGAAGCAATTTAACAAATACCTTCCAAGTGTTTTAGACGGCGAAGCATTACCTAAGGAATCGCGTAAACCATTAACGGAATCAGTGACATCAGAACACACTGGTGACAAAAACGTTCAGACTTCAACTGAAGATGGACAGGATATTGTCGAAATTGAGAATATTCGAAAATTAGCCGGACTTTCAAATTAGGAGATAAGAAATGGCAGAATTATTTGAAAGCAACTGGTCAGCAACTAAGGACGCACTTTTAGAAGGACTTAACGGTTCTCGTAAAGGTACATTAGATGTCGTTCTTGAGAATACTAAAAGATATCTTCAGGAAGCGGCTTCTAGCGGAGCGACTCAGTCTGGCAACGTTGCAACTTTAAACAAAGTAATGTTACCACTAATTAGAAGGGTTATGCCTTCTGTTATTGCTAACGAACTCGTAGGTGTACAACCAATGAGTGGCCCAGTAGGCCAAATCCATACACTTAGAACACGTTATGCCGAATCGGCAACTGGCGTGAATCCAGGTGATGAGGCATTAAGCCCATTTAAGATTGCGAATGCATACTCAGGTTCACCTGATGCCACAGCGGCTTCAGAAGGAACTGCAGGTAAGAAAATGAGCATTCAAATCTTAAAGCAAACTGTTGAAGCAAAAACTAGACGTTTAAGTGCAAGATGGACATTTGAGTCAGCTCAAGATGCCGAATCTATGCATGGTCTAGATGTTGAAGCAGAAATTATGCAGGCTCTAGCACAAGAGATTGTAGTTGAAATCGACCAAGAGATCATAGGTTCACTAAGAACTCTTGCAGGTTCAGGTACAGCACTTGATTTCAGTTCAGTAACTGGTACACAGACTTACGTCGGTGACAGACATGCTGTATTGGCTATCGAGATTAATAGAGCGGCTAACAGAATCGCGGCAAGAACAAGACGTGGCGCAGGAAACTATATTGTTGTTTCTCCAGAAGCATTAACAATATTACAATCTGCATCAACTTCAACTTTTGCTAGAACAACTGAAGGTTCTTTTGAAGCACCTACTAACACAAAACTTGCTGGAACATTAAA